TTAGGACTGTATAAATCTAATTCAATACCATCGCATCTAATAGAGGTTTCAGCACGGCTGGCCACATAAGCCTGAGCATAATTTAAAGCCTCGGCATCTGTCTGCATAAGCAGATTTTGTAGGTTATATGAATGGATAAAATATTTGTCTATTGATGGTTGGTTTATGGCTGTTTGTGGAGTACCACCTGCTCGGCTGATTTGGGCTGAATTAAACACCAAAGTATCATCCAATTTCCATATTGCATTGGCGTATGAAATTCCTGTGCCGTTATCGTTAAAGGTGGTAATGGTGCCACCTATGGATCCAGCAGTTACATTTCTATCTTGAAATACAAAGTTACCGTCTGCGCTAACATACAAAGCACCATATTCACTATCTGTTACGGTCTGCATAGCATTTAATGAGGTTCGGGCTGTGCCTGGATCGGCCTGTAATGTAGTTAAGCCAGCATCAATATCACGCATTGTTGCAGGCCAAGATATTTGATCTAATATGTTATTTATTCGTGCTCCACTTAATTGTCCAGCACTAGTGCCAGTCACAGTAGATATTTGAGCATTATAGGCAAGTCTAAATGCATCTACAGCCTGAATAGTTGTATAAGCAACCTCTGTTGCGTCTTTAGGCTGAGTGTTTAAATAACTTGTAATAAATCCAGCAAAAATCGGATATGTAACTCCATTATATGTAGCTGTGATTTGTACTTTTTTCATAGGTGTTAAATATGTGTAATAAGGACTACTAGGATTTGAAGGGTTAAAATCTCCGTTTTGGTCTACTATACGCAAAGTTAATGTGCCAGTTTGAAATTGATCTACTAAAGGATTGCGACCCCTTGCTGTTTGTATGTAATTTATTTGATCTGATACATCAACGATAAGAGATGCTGAATCTCCTAATATGTTGGTGTCGAGTACGCCAGTATCCAATATCATAGCTTGGGCAAATGATGGCCCAGTTGAGAAATTGATATATGCGTTTACTGTAGGTACAGGCACTATAAAGATCCCACTGGCAATAATTTGTTGCCTGACTTTAATAACTGCAATACGTTTTGCTGAATTACGGCCTCTAATTGTTGGTCTGTAACTATGGTGCCAGCATTTACGGTTACGCCCACAGTTGGTGTCGCTGTTGCAGTAGCGGTAGATTGTTGATTTGTTACACCTTGTGGCACAGTGTAGGTGCTAGATCCATTTTCCATTGGTGCTATCTGATTTCTAGCCCTGGCAGTCATCTCCCCTAGTGCGGTAAATAAAGCTGGGCCAAAATTGTTTAACGCTGTAGATGCTCTGCCGGTTGCCCCAGTAAACTCTTCAATAGATTTTTTGGCTTCTAATTCTGCATTGTATTTCTTTGCTAAGGCCTCGTTATTATCTAGAATTGCTAATTGTGCTCTTAGACGTAATTTTGTTTCCTCATCGGTTGCAGCATTAAGGGCGACCATTAGGTTAATGCGTTCGGTATCAAACTTATCTTTGAGTTTGTCTATTTCTGTGCGTGCCTTATTTGATGCATTGATAATGTTATATTCATCTTTTTTTACTGTTGTAAGTTTTTTTTGCAGAACTAGATCAGCTCTAGGATTGCCAGCACCATAAGTAAAGTTAGAAGTAGATTTAGGGGTCTTGCCAATATCATAGGCAATAAGACCTGCAGTGCCTAATATAAGTTGCTTTTTGCCCAGCGTTAATAATGCTGTGATAGCTAGTAAAAACTTGCCAACATCGCTGTCTATAATTTGTTTAACTTGACCTATTAACTCACCCATACCTTTAGCAGTATTGGCAATAGCATTAGCAAAGCCATTCATAGAATTAGTTGCTTGATCGATTGAGTTATCTTTACCAATAGCGGTTAAAGCATCTACTAAACCTTTACCAATAATCTCTGTGGCATTAGCAGCCGATACTTTTAGTAGGTCAATCTTGCCAGCGTAGGTGCTTAATCTAGCTTGTGCTTGACCTGCAAACTTCTTATCAAGTGCAGCCATAATCTTGTTCATATCACCACTGGCTATAGTGGCCTTATCTAATCCTGTGCCTAATCTTTGCAGTGATGTGGTTGTACCTGTAGCACCTTTAGCAATAGCAGCTACAACACTTGCTAGGTCTTTGCCTGTGCCAGCACTAACGTTTATTGCAGTTTGTAATGCTTGCTGGCTTAGGGTTACCGATCCAGTAGCGTTTAATAAAGTCTGGAATGCTGGGCGTAATTGGTCATCTAATATGCCGTATAAGTTTTGTAGGCTGGCAATATAATCCTCGACCTCAGATACCCTAAATGCGTTGCCTGTGTTTTCTAATTGAACCGCAAGTGATTTGGCCGCTTTTTCATCAGCTGCAAATGCGTTAATTGCTCTTCTACTAAACGATGTAATTGCTGTGGCAGCAAATACTCGATTAAATGTTTTGCCTAGTTTTTGCGCTTGTTTGTCAAAAGCTGATAATTCTTTTTGACCTTTTTTAAGTGCTTTACCATTAAAGGTTGCAATAGCGGAGACAACTACATTGGCCATTATGCTGCCTTCTTAATTTCGGTGGCTTTGTTAAAATGTATAGCAGTAGCGTTAATTGCTTTAATGATCGCATCATAAACTTTAGGACTATCCTGCGCCCAGGCTTTGTAGATCAAGCGGCCTTTAGTCTTGCGACCACCACCCCTAATATCTTTAATCTTTGGTTGAGATGTTACTGGCTCTAAAGCAGCTATAAACTGCTGGCTAGCAAATGGGTTATTTGAATTATATTCTCTAAATGCTTTACTGCGTCTAGATTTTAATGTGTATGTACCGCTTGCGCCTTTAGATGGTGTCATTTGAAACGGTGCTCGGCCTTCTGGATTAAGGCGACCTGCTACCTCATATATTGCGCCAGGGCGACTGGCATTGTAAACATAGTTGCTTACTTTAAAACCATTTCTAAATGTTTTATTTTCTCCTGGATTATACCCAATACCAGATTTGGCAACACCTGCATCATACTTTGGAAAGTTGCCTGGTGTGCCTGATGCTTTAGCCCAGCCAGATAAAACTCCTGTGTTGCTTGGTACAAAGCCTTTGGCTTTTTCTGCTACGCCTCGCATTAGGGGATCGATAGCAATTCTAATGCGTTGGCGCATATCTTCATCAATAAACTTTAAGCCCTTTAGGACATCTTTAACGCCTACGACCTCTACTGGCATTTTTGATCTCCTTAGCTCTATCGGTTAGGACTTGTACGATTGCTCGATACATATCCGTATCCATATCAATAAACTCTTTGGGCGCAATTCCTGTCTCTACCGATAAACTGGCAATACTGTAAAGAATTGAATCACGCTGTATTATTTTTTTTCTTCGTCTAATACCTCAACGGTTTCAAGTGTATCGATGAATTCGCTGCCCCAAAGAGGTATTTGTGCGCCAGCCCTGCGTAAGCATTCGTAAGCTAACCAGAATATCTCGGTCTGCCTTTCGTGCTCACGCAAGACTTTGCTAATACCTGATCCATACTTCAACTCGAAAGCGTACTCGACACCTGGAGTTATCTTATGATCGGATACTTCTCCATTAGCCCTTGTTATCTTTAGCTTTGCCATTGTTACTCCTTAGTTAGAACGCCACTGATGGCGATACTGTTACTACAGAGTTTATAGTAAATGTAACAGATGAGGTAGCGATCTCAGCCACGCCGCCTTGACCCACTGGGGTTAAGTTATTTACCAAGATTGAGAATTGGTAAGTTGGATTAGCTGCTGATACTGCTGTGCCTTTAACGGTAATCATTGAAACAGAAATAGTCTGTCCAAATGCATCGTTAAGTGTTTGCATAACTTGGCTTGCTGCCCATTCATTCAGAAAATCAAGTGTTAAGGTGTTAGATTGTAGACCAGCCACAAACTTATGGGCTGTGTCGCCCATAGCTGTAACTTCTAGTTCATCCGCTACCTGGTTAATTACTGCATTGGTTACATATGCAGAAATGTCAATAGAAGGTGTTGTCTTGGCTGCGTTTGTTGCCAACTTAACACCAACATTGTTATTTAAATAGATTGCCATTGTTATTCCTCATCTTTCTTTGTTTGTGCAGTTGGTTTTGGTGCGTCTTTAATTTGGCCTGTCTTAATTAAGAAGGCTAAGTCTTCTGCTT